ATCACCAAATTCATCATATATTGCTTCACTGATTGCATCTGTAATTTTATTTATCATCTGAAACATTCCCCCAATAACTTTTTAATTTTATTTTCAAGGATTCTAGGTGCAATGGATTGAATTTCTTGTTCTGATATAGTTAACATGAATTTTCCTTCAACCCAACCCTTATGATTTCTTGTTCTATGTCCAAATTCAACATATGAAGCATATTCAATTGGATTGACTATTTCTATAACATAAGTGCCACCGAAGTGATGTATTTTTAAAGATTTTGCATAAGCTGTTGCATTTTGGTCTTTTCCTGCTGTCCATCCCCTTCTTAAAGTACCACCAACTTTTCCTGAACCACTAGGGTATTGACCAACTGGTGTCCTTTTAACTACTTTTGCAAGAAGTCTTGCAGCAAGTTCTTTTGCACAAGATTCCATAAATTCAACAACTTGTGATTTTGAAAGTTTTTCTATATTCTTTCTTACTTCTTTCAATTCATCAAATTCTATTTTTCCATTCTTACCCATCTATGCCCAGCCTTCAAAAAGTTTAAGCATGATTTCTTGATGTGATTCATACTTTGCTGGTTGACCACTGCTTTCATATGCGGTGGTCACACCTTGTGCATTTTTAACATCTATTCTTGAACCTGGTTTTATATCAATTTCAGGTGCAATGAATAATTTTGTAACTTGTGTTACTTTTGCACTGACATCATTTTGATTTGTGCTTGTAATACTTTCAAAAGAAAGTTTACATTTTTTATTTTCTAAAACAATTTTATCTGCAAAACCTGTTGATTTATTTTCTTTTTTGACTTTTCCATGTTCAACAATATTACATGTACAATCATAAGTTGATTCGATTGCTTTTCTTACTCTTACCATTGTAGCTGTCGATAACATATAAAATCACCTTCACCTAAATTCATCAAGTATGAAATTAATTTGTTCAACTTTGTTTCCAAAGTTTCTGAACCTTCACCAACTGCAAATGTTACATTTGTATCACCTGCTTGTACTTGTTTTATTGCCACTTCAATGTCAAAACCATTTTCAGCATTTAGTTTTCCAGTTTGTTTTTTAGAAAATAACAATTCACCACAAATTCTGTCCACTGCAATTTCTTTTAATCCATCAGGAATTGAAGAAATATTACAAGAATTTTTTATATGATTTTCAACCTTTTGTATAGAAAAAGCTATCATCCAAGAATCATCTTCACTTGGGGTATATCCAAAAGAATCTAATCGAAGAAGAACCATTTTTACAAATGATTCTTCATAAGATTCATTATTTAACACATTCATGATGCTTTCAATTAAAGGGTTCAACACTTCTTCTTTAAGTGCCATTTAGCATCACCAACTTTCTTTTATTATCCCCTAGAAACGATTTTTGCTATTGGAATAGCTTTGTGATTTATATAACTTCTGTTAGCTGCAACAGATTCACCACTATGAACAATTGCCCAGTTTGAACCATCTTTTAATTCATCATCTGTTGGTGAATTAGAAGCCATTTTTGCTTTTGTGAATGATATTCCAAATGGTGCAAATACTTTTCTTTGTCTCATATATAATGTATCTTCACCACCATTTTTTGCAGCATCTCTTGACATTTCATATGGTTTTTTAGCACCAATGTCTTCATAATCAATAGCACCATCACCTAATATGTATGATGTGTATTTTGTATATCCATCACCAGCACCTTCTGCTGATTCTTCAACGATTTCTGTTGGCATGTCATCATCAATTATTACTAATTTACCATTCCATGCACCCAAATCTAATGGTCTTTCTATACCATCAGCATCTGTGTATACTAAATGTTTGATTAATTTTAAATTTTCAAGGTTTGTAGAAACATCACTATGCATAAATACCATTGTGAATTTCTTTTTATTAGAACCACATGCTTTGTTCATTGCAGTATTTAATGTTGTTGCATCAACTGCACCTTCAACTTCATGTGTATGATTATTTACGAATTCAAGGTTTTTAGCACCTGTCATTGCAAATATACCTTGTAATATAGCAAGTATTGTGTCTTGGTCTAAACCATCTTTATATTCAGCAACTTGGTCTGCAACATTATCCATAAAGTTTTCACCTGATACATCATCAGAGAAATCTTTTTCAACCCATGCTTTCGCACGACCTATAACAACTACACCACGATTGAATGTTTTTGTGCTTGTAGCTGTAATGTCTGTTTGACCATCATAGTTTACTGCTTGACCATCTAATAATCCTTTCATTGCTATTTCAGCATAAACAGTACCATTTTGAGATGAGAAAACATCTCTAATATCTTTACTTCCTTTTAATGCTTTTGATTTTTTTAATTCATTTGTTTTTAAATTTGTTATTCTTGGATGTTCCACAGAATATTTGAATGCTTTTTCATTAAAGCTCTTTGAATCGAAATTTCCCATTTTCGTTCACCTTTACCTTTCCTTTATAAAATTTTTAATTTTTAGACATCAATTTCAGGGTGTTCTTCTAAATAAGCAGCCCTTTCATCATATGTCATTTTTGATAAGTCAACCTTATCATCTGGGTCTTCTTTTCCAGCTTCACCTGGTTTAGCCCCTTTAAAGTTTTGCTTTTTATTTTCAGAATCAAATAAGAATTTTGTTCCTTCATCTTTAACAAGTGCATCTAATTGATTTTTTAATGCATCACCTTTAATTGAACCATCTTCATTTAATTCAAGTTTATCTAAATCTTTTAATAATGCTTTTACTGCAATATTATTTTTTGCTTTTGCAGCAGTAAGTGCAGTTTCAATTGCATTATCAACCTTAATTTTTTTCATTTCAGCAGCATGTGCTTCATCTTTTGCCTTATTATCAGCTTGTAATGTTTCAATTTGTTTCTTTAATTCTTCAACATCACCTGTTGATTTCTTTAAAGTTTCAAGTTGACCATCTCTTTCTGAAACTTGACCTTTCAATGTTTCAATTTCTGTATTGGCATTTTTCAAATTTTGTTGAACTGTTTCCAATTCACCTTTTGCTTTTCCAATATCTGATGAGTTTTCATCAATTATTTTGTCAATTGTTTCCTTGTCTGTAATTCCTAAATCTTCTAAAAATTTTCTTTGCATAATATATCAATCCTTTCTTCGCTTTTTCTCGTGGGTTGCTTCCACATAAAATTTTGATATTGTTGTCTTTTCTCGACATCCAACCAGGTCATTTATGTAAAAATTGACAATAAAAAAGAAATCACAAAAAATCTTGTAATTCCTTCAAAATAGGCAATTTTTTCACCTTATATAATGCCCATATAAGCATTTTTAATTAGTGGGTAATATAACTTGTACCCTTGATTTTTTCAATATTTTCTATCTTTGAAAAAATCTTTCCAATATGGATTTTCTTTGTCGAATATTTCTTTTTGTTCTTTTGTTAATGCATGTGGATAATCTTCAAATAAATTATAAATTTTTTCTTGGTCAAAGGTAAATAAGTGTTCACCAATTTTATCAGGATTATCAATCCACCATATTTGGTCAGTGTCATTATTTTTATAAAAATTATTTTTCACTTCCACTTGCCCCCTTTATTTGTTTATCTAATGGTGTATTTATATACCCCATTATTTCTTCAAATTCAGCATTATCCTTAAAAGAATCAACTTCTATTAAAATATTTTTTGATTTATATTTAATTCCTTGTATTGTATGTGTTTGTTTACAACTAAATCTATTTTTTAATAGATTTGTTGTTAATGATTTAAAACCATTTTCTTTTGGTGATTGTAATTCTAAAAATTGATATTTATCATTAAATAGTCTTATTATTGCAGCATGATTTCCTGTTGATAATAAATATTCTTTTCCTTCTTCAACCATTTTTAATAAATTCATTGTTCCCATTACATCATTGAAATTTTCATCAATAATTGTTTTAACACCAGTAAGTTGTGATATTTTATAAATATTACCTGTTCTTGAAAAGAAGTCTTGACTTAAACCACCCCTAAAATCAAGAACATCCAACCCATTTTTATTTGCTATATATGCAAAACCTAATGATGCACATGAACCTTTTGTCATATCACCGCCACCAATCTTTTGTATAATTTCATCACTTGACAATACATTATTCAATTTTTGAACTGGATTATATTCAATTTTAGAATTTTTCAATTCTTTTATAATTTCACTTGTATTTATTTTAGCATTTTTTATTTCATTTTTCAATTCTTTGGCATCAACTACATATTTATTATACCAATCTTTATATTTTAGATTATCAGGC